TTACGGAACAGGCCGGCCGACAACCAGCACGGTATTTTTTAACGTTTGCCGTTCAACGAAGAGCACTTGATAGTTCTTGGCCCCGGCATCGGTGATCGTGTCGCCCGCGGCCAGCGTGGTAGAGGCGATCGGTGCATTATCGAGGTGAAACACGACGTCGGTCGCCTGCAACGCAACAAACGATTCCACATTCCGCCCGCGTGACTGGGTCAGTGGCCGGCGGACGGCGGGGACATTATTGACGGTGGAGCCGGTCGTGGGATCGTAAGTCACCAGCTCCTGGCCGTCGAAAATCGAAAAATCGATAGTGGGTGTGGGCATGGCTGGTTGCTGGTTCCTGGATGCGGGGATGCTTGATGTGGGATAGTTTCAAATGACACCAGGTACCGAGTACTGAGTACGCAGTGCCAACCAGGCAACATCGAACATCAAACGTCTAATAGCCGCTCTCGCGGATTTTGGACCCACCCTTAAGTCACGCCTTGCGAGCGGATTTCAAACGGCTCGTATTCGGACAGTTTTCGGTCGCACCAATCGATCGTCCGCTGGAGCGAGTCGGCATACTCTTGCCAGTGCACGCGCTGGCCGTCGAGCCAGTACGTTGGTTTGGGGTCTGCGCGCAGGTCCTCCAGTTGGGCGAGGGTTTGACTGCGGATGGTCTGAATCTGTTCGATATCGGTCACGGCTTGGCTCAGTTCCAGGTACGTTGTTGGGTGTTGGATTTGGTCATCACAAGGTCAGATATTTGCTGTGTAGTTGCTTGGTACCAGGTACTCAGTACTAGGTACTCAGTACGCGGTACGGCGTACTCGGGCACGCCGAACGTGGTTGAGACGTTAACTCCAGTAACCAGCAACAAGCATCGAGCATCTAATCCGGAATCGCACGGTGATCTTCTGCCCGCACCTCGATGTGAATCGATACTGCAATTCGTAATCCACGCCGGCCTTGGGAAACGCCTGGGCTCGCGCAGGCCGGATTTCGTGGCGGAAGTTGTAACCTGTATCGTCGACTGTCCACATGTTGTCGGATTGCACCGCGTCGAAGAGCACCTCTTCGACGTCCAGTTCGATGTGCCGGCAACCGGCAATTATCGTGAGGTTGTTGGGCCAGCAAGGATCGAGCTCGTAGATCGAGTAGTCGACCGCGAGAACATCCGCCCGTCGCACAGCCGCGCCGCTGCCATCAACCAGCCTTGCCATCAAGATGGCGAAACCTGTTGTGAACGCCGTGTCGCGAATACTCAATGCCGATTTCATGGACAACCTGGTGTAAACGGCCGAGAGCCGAGAGCCTGTGAATTTCGGATTGCGGATTTCGGATTGCGGATTCCGTCATCCGCGTCGACGTACAAGTCGCAATTCACCAATGTCTGTTTCCGACTCTCCACTGTGGCTCTCAGCTCTCGACCAACAACCAACGACTGACAGCTAACGACTCATCACCCCGTGTTCTTCACGATGAACCGCGGGTTGATCACCGCGGCAGCCCCGCGTTCGCTGGCTTTGAATCGCAGTACGATGTCGCTCTCGAACTCGGCTTCGCTACCCGTGGGGGCCTGCGTGACCGTGATCGGCCAGTTCTCCATGTAGGCGAAGGCCCGGCGGAAGTCGCCCAGGAACCACCACTTCTTGGCGTCTGCCGCGGCGACGCCTGAGGCGATGATCCGCCGATACGCCAGCCGGCTGTCGTGCAGGCGATAGCCCGAGAGTGGGTTGGCCGCGATCGTCGTCGTGGCCGCGCCGCTGGCGGTGTACCGCAACTCGGTGGCGCTGAACACGCGATGCGACGCGAACCGGTAGGCCGGCATCACCAGCACTGTGGAGCCGTGCACGAGCACCGGCTCTCCGGTGCTGGGATCCAGGATGTCGGCGAAGAGCTGCTCCGCCTTGTCGACGTTGGTCCAATCCACCAGCTCATTGGCAGCAAGCGAATTGATCCAGGGCGTCGCCGCCTGGTAGGTGTTGAAGGACGTGCCTTTCCACTTGTAGTTGTTGGTGACGCCGATCACCAGGTCGATCAGCCGCTTCTCCTTGTTCAGACCCAGCACCTCGCCGACTTCCGCTGCGCGGCTTAGCACCAGGTGCGTGCGGTCGAAGAAGATCGCCTCCTTGGTCGCGGGCACGATGAACCCGCGCTTCGTGGTGGAGGGCGTTTCAATGTAGTCCTCGCCAAACCCGAGGTGCGGATACGGCATACCGGGCGCAACTTCGCTGATCGTATCACTCACGCGGCCGATGCCGGGGATCTTTTCGCCGTCCAGGCGCGTGGGAATCGTGTCGACCAGCTTCGACACAACGAAAGCCTCCTGCTGGTAGGCCTCCATGACCTTGGAATAAATCACCTGGCCGGTGATATTGCGGAAGGCGGTCACATCGACGCCGTCGCCTGCTTCCAGCACGCTCACGCTGCCGGCGCTGCGGGGATCGAGCATCCGCACCCATTCGCGGCCATCGGGCACTAGCGCTTCGGCCAGATCGCGGATGCTGAACTCCTCCGGCCGCAAATGGCCCTCGCGCAGAGCTTCCGACAGGTGATTGACGGTTTTCTCGGCACCGTCCAAATCGTAACGGCGCTTCAGTTCACGGTATTTGAGCGACATATATGGTTTTCTCCTGATCAAAAGTTAGTGGAGTAGCGGAGTAGTGGAGGAGAGGAACAGTTCGAGTAGCTACTCCACTACTCCACTGCTCCTCTACCGCGCTTACAAAATGGCCTGCGTGCCGCCCTTGGCGACGGAGCTGACGATATCCACCAGCACGCGCGTTGCGGCCGGGTTGGCACGCTTGGAGCAGCGGCCAATCGCCGCGTTCGCGCTGGCGACCTTGACGACGGTTTGGTTCAACAATGCCGTGCCGCCGCCGTTCTCGTCGGACGAAATCAAGTCGCCCACTTCGTGGGTGGCGCTCAGGCAGTCGAACTCGAACACACCGGTGGTGGCGACGCGAATCGGCTGCGTTTCGCCCGCGGCAGACGCTTGCATGGCGACGCCCGCAAAAACATCGTGAAACAACTGCTGGTTGGCGCCCTCCGAACCTTGATCGGCTTGGGCGGACGCCGGCTTGGCGTCGTCCGTGTCGAGCCATAACAAATCGCCGATTTCAATTACCGTTGCCGAATCAACGGCGAGCATGACCGGGCTCGTGTCGCCGTACCGCCAGCGCATTGTGTTAGCCATGAATGGAGCTCCTATTAGTAAGTGAGTAGGTGAGTCAGTAGAATGCTATTAGCTGCCGCGTACCGCGTTGGCGAATTCTTGGCCGCTACGTACAGGGTCGGACGCAAAGTCAAAAGTCAATTGAACCTGGTCTTTCGAGCGTGGCCGGCGATCGATCGATCGGCTGTTGCCGTGCCACAGCGAGGCGGAGCGAACGAGTTCAGCCCGTTCTTGAATTAGCCGCTGTACCAAGCGCTCGTCGGTGGTTGCCAACAGCGAATCGATGAATCGCTCGCTGACGATGTGCGATGGCGGGCCGTCGTTGGCCGGCAGCGGCAACCCGTGCTCCTGCAGTAGTTGCAAAATGCGTTCACGCCGCTGTGATGCTTCGTTGCTCGCGATCAGCGCATCGAGTTGAACGCGGGCCTGTTGGAACTGCTGTTCCAGATCCAACGTTGCCTCGCGGATTAAATCGGGCCGATGGCGACGCAATTCATCGAGCGTCAGCGTGGCGAAAGGAGTAGTTGAGGAAGGTTTGGCTTGGCTTGCTACTCCACCACTCCTCTGCTCTTCTATTCCACTTTCACCGATCTGCTCAAACAGCCCACTGGTCGTGGCCGGGTCGGCCACCAGGTCGATGCTCTGCACTTTGGTGATCGTTTCAACAACCGTTTCGCCGCCGTCGAGCGACGTGCGTGCCAGCACGTTGTGCGACAGGCCGACATTTTGCGGCGCGTGCTCGGCGTCCCACACCAGTTGCTCGGAGAGCGCATGCTTGGGATTGAAGTGCAAATCGCCGAACAGCCCTTCGCCGGTGCGAAAGTGCACTTCTCGCACGACGCCCAGCCGATCTTGGTAGTCGCGCGGCGAGAGCGGGTGGCCCTTGGGGTGATTGATGTTAACCTTGGCACCCTCGTACAAACTGACGGCATCGGTCAGGGCAGTTTCGCGATAGCGTCGGCCGTTTTTCGAAGCGAGGCCTAGCAGCTTAACGCCGCGAATGATTCCCGCAGTGCGGTCAACCCGCAGCCGCTGATCGCTTGAATCGACGAATTCTTGCAGCAATTCCGACATGCGTTTTCTCCTTGTGCAAATAAAAAAAGCCCATCGGAAGGCACGGTTGCCTTCAGATGGGCTCGACTGGATACTCGCCGCGGCGAGCTCTGTGCGATACCGGTTAAGTTGTTAGTTGATAGTGGATAGTGGATAGTTGTTAGTGGATCGTCTGCAACTAACCACTATCAACTATCCACTATCCAGATACACCTACTTAATCATTCTTTCCAACGCCACGCGAATGTGCTGGATGCGGCCGTCCTGCACAGAGAGCGTGATTCCCGCTTCGCCGTAAAAACCGCGCCGCGATGTGTCGACCAGCAGCTGCGCCAGCGCTTTCTCGACGCGGTCGATCATGTTCATTTGCGGTGTGGTTGTTACTGTACGGTCGATCATGTACGCCACTGTAGCAAGTCTGCCAAAATACTTCCACAATTATTTTTGGCCACTTCACCCTTTTCGATTGCAGCGCTATACCGCAAGCGTTGCGCAATGCTGTTTTGTTACGCTGTGCGTTGGTGGACTGCCAGGTTCTTTTGTTCCTGGTCGTAATCGAGGCCGAGGTGTTGGCTCCAGGTTTGGGGTGAGAGGATGCCGCTGTCGAAGGCGATGCGGTCGACTTGCGCCTGGCGCAGCGGGTCGCGCACGTGGAGCGATGGCGGTACGATTTGGATCTCGACCAGTTGGCGCACGTCTGGCGGCAATCGGCCTGTGGTCACGGCGTTGTCGACCACGCGCCACATCACGGCCCGATCCTGTTCGATCATGCTGGCCTGCAGGCGTTCGAACATTTTCATGGCCGGGCCTTCGGCGACCATCGTCGACGAGTAGTTCGCGTTCGATGCATCGGACGTGAACATGAACTCCGGCATCACGAGGCGGGCGGCGATCGCTCGCAGCTCTGCCTGCAACACGGCCACGAAATTAGAAGCGTCGACGCCGCGCGTCGGGAAGTCGTATTCCAAACCGGCGGGCGCGTCGAGGATCGTGCCGGGGCCGTACTGCGAATAGTGGCGAGTGCGGCCGGAGAGATTGTTGGTTGTCGTCGCATCGGCACCGGCGGCGACGAACTGTTCGATGCCGCTGCGGCTGGCGCCGCGGTGCTTGCGGATGAGCGCGATGGCCGATTGAATCTCGGCAACGATGCTCATGTTACGCAAGAGCTTTTCGGCCCGCCGCAGGTTTTTGCGGACTGGCGTGTACAGCGGCAGGCCGCGTTTGACGTTGAAGTCCACGTTGGCGCGGCGGTGCTGCACGTCGGCCGCGCTGACGAACTCGCCATCGACGTGGTAGCCGAGGACCGTTTCCACATCGTGCGGATCGGTTTGAATGCCGAAGCTGGCCGCCGGGTCCGTGGCGAGCTCGGTGGGCGTCGTGATTTGATCGGGCTCGATGAACCGCACACGTGTCATGCCGGCATGGTCCACAAAGAAGCGCAGGAACGCTTCGCCGTCACGATCGATGCGGCGGACGATTTCCTGCTGGCGGAGTTGCCAACGGTTTTCCTGCTCGAATTCGTCGAGCAGTTTTTGCACCTGCATCGGCACATCGTCCGGTGCATCCATACCTTTGCAGACGGCGGCGCGATAGCTATGGCCCGGACCAACGATGTAACTGATGCGGTTCTCGTGGCCGTTGATCGCGAATTCGTTCGTCGCGGCCAGCCGGCGGCACTGCTCGCGAAGCTCACGGAGCGTTTGCTCGGTAAATGGGCCGGCGCCGATGCGCGGCGCGCTGCCGTTCGCGCCGCCGATCGGAAGCCACCAACCGCCATCGGGATCGGCGTATGCGTCGCGCGGGTCGACAAAATCGTCCCAAAGGGCGTCGAAGGCTTCGAGCAGGCGGGACTGGAGTTGTGTAGCGTCTGCGATCATTGTACGTCTCCTGTATGTAGGTGTCGGGTGTCAGGTGTCGGAAGGGTGTCGGGTTTCAGGTGTTAGGTATGAGGAGAAAGGTCGGCGTCGGCGCCAGGATTACGGGCGATGTACTCGGTACTGGGTACCTGTGTTCGACGTACCGCAGGCCATCATCAATTGGCGTCCTGGTCTCAATGGATTGCACATCTGACACCCGGCACCTGTGACCTTTCTGACACCCGACACCTGACACCCGACACCTGTTTGTCATCCAATCGGTAACCGGTCGCCCAATCCGTCGTTCGTGGTGTGGCCCTCGCAGACGTGTTCCGCCAAGCGCAACGCCATTTCCAGTGCGTCGGGGCCGTCGTCGTGCGCGCCGCTGGGAAAATCGCGGAGCTGGTCGACCAATAATCGTGTCGACGCAGACTGCGCGTGGAACCGCAGCCGGCGCATCGACAGGTACGGCCCCAGCCGGCGGATCCGCACTAGTTTGTCGACGTGGTTGTGAATCGCGGACGGCAGCACGTGGGCCACACGTTGCCGCGCGAACTCGGCGGCCAGCTCGTTGCACAACAGCTCCTGAAACTGGTTGGCTTCGACGCCAAAGGCATCGGGAGGAAACCGCCGGCAGAGCGCGGCACCGTCGGCGACCATTTGCGGCGTCGGCCGCCGAGCCATATCGGCTTCGACATAAATCATGCCCTCGTGATCAACGCCCACCATCACGTATGCCGAGTAATCCGCGCGGCGTGCGCCGGTGCCTTTGCTGGGATCCAGCGCGATCACCCGCACCGATAGTTCGCTCGGCCAGTTGTCGAACCAGATGTGCTCGCCGAAATAGGAATCGGGCCATTCGCACGATTGGGGATTAACGGGCGAGCCTTGCTTTTCGCGTTCGAATGCGGTGCGTCCGCTTTCGACGCGCATTTGCATCAGCGTGTAGAGGTCTTCGACTTCAGGCCATAGCAACACCGCGCCTTCATCCATTGCCTCACGGTGGCGATCATAAAACTCGCGCGCGGCAAGCTTTGCTGTTGACTTATCGGCGCCGCAATAAATGGTTTCCCATTGGTCCCACAATGCGGTATTGGTCGGCCACGATTGGATGGCCGGGAACAGCGCCGACGTCCAGCCTGCCGACCGGTGCAGCTCCAGCGCGAGCGCCTCGCGGTGGAGGGCCGTCGCTAAATTGACGACATTCGTGTGCGGCGTGCCGGCGTTGAGCAGTGTTCCCTGAAACCATTGCCGTGAAGCGTCGCGCAGCTCGGCCGACGATATGTGGTTGTCGTTCTGCAAGTCGTCGCAAACGATCAGCGTCGGCCGGTATTGGTTGCGGCGCCGGCCGCGAGTCCGCTGCCCGGTGCTGATGGACTCGATCACCACCTGGTTCGGCAGCTCGATCAGCGCCGACCGCCAGATCGGGCCCAGGCCGGTCGACCAGGGGTAATCGCGGGCCAACAGGCGATTGTCGCTTAGCTCCGTCTTCACATTTTCCAGGTGCATCTGCGCTTGTGGCTTGGTGTCGGACACAATCAAGATGTACGGCTCCCAACCCTCCACGGCCGCGCGGAGCACGTAGCACAACGTGGCGATGGTCGATTTGGCACTTCCGCGCGGGCCGATGAGGTTCACTTTCAGGCCGCGCTGGCGGCAAAAGAGGTCCAATTGCGCGCCGAGCCACACGTGCATGACGGAGGCCGGTTTTGCGAAGTGTTTTTCCAAGTACTGCCGGCCCCAGGTGAGCGTTTCCCGCGGTCGTGCCTGGCGCGCGGCATCGAGCTTTGCTTCTGCTGCGAGTTGTCGGAGGTCGCAATGCATGAGCCTGGCGAAATGCCCGAGCGATTGCGGCGTGATTCCTTCGTTGAAACGGCACAATAGTTCCGCGTCCATCCGCGCCCTCGCGATTAGTCCTTGTCGTGCGAGCCGAGCAGTCCGGCTGCAAAGTGATTCTCCGGCACATCGCCGGCCGCGGTATCGACCGACTCGGTTGCCGTCGCCGCGATGTCGGCCGCGTTGATCTGGGCGTCGCGCAGCATCTGGTCGACGGATTCGCCGATCGCCTGCAGTCGCACGATGATTCGACGGCGATCGTCCGCGTCGGTGACTTCGCTGCTGAGCGTGTCGACGAGGATTTTGACAAATGCCTTCAGCTGCCGGGCAGTTACCGCACCACTGCGGCGTGCGAACCGCTCCGGCGAACGGCTCTCGAGCCACCAGACTGATGCCCGCCACTCCTTCTTGTCCTTGGCGACCGCCTGGACATTCCGCATGTGGCTCAGCTCCGCGCTGGCCTCCGCGCGGAGGACGCTGGCCAAAAACTCGGAATCCTGTTGCATGGCCTGACATATGTCGGCTAAAGAGCAACCGATGAAGTCGGCCGCGGTCTGGCGATCGCAGCCAACTGAGAGGATGCCGCAGACTTGGGCCTGTTGTTCGTCGGAGAGTTTTCGCGCCGGTGATTGGCATGACATGGAACCGCTCGTGGTGCATTAGGTGTCGGGTGTCGGGTGTCAGGTGTCAGTGTTGGAATTTTGATACCGTGTACCGGATACGTGACGCTTGCCGACGTATTCGAACGACACGACGGCGCGGCCGGCAGCGCTGCGGTAATCGCGGAATCTTGCGGTCGTGCGGCGGGTGGAGCCAGCGGTGCGCACATTGGTTGCCCGCCATAGCGGTGAGCGGCGGCAGTGACGGATCAGCGCCGGGTGACTACTCGTGACGCTGATCCGCAGACCTTCCGCCCGATGCAGTTCGGCCACAGCAGCCACGGAGCGCATGCCGATGCCGATACCCTGGTAATCAGGGAGCGTGACGATCCGCGTGAAGCGACGATGATTTCGTTTGGTGATCACGGGAAGGGTGGCGCAAAAGTTTACGGGTGTGCCGTTCCACGTGGTGAGGTAACATCGCGCGCCCGCGGCAAGCGATCCGCTCAAATAGTGATGACGCTTAAACAATTGCCACGCCTGGTGTCGGCAGCGATGGATTTCCAGCTCGATCGTCGGTCGCCGAAGACGCCTCCGCGAGAGTTCGCCGGCGGCCATATCCAATACCCAATCTGGCTCGAGCCATTCAGCCACATCGTAGTGGCAGGTCACGGCGACGAAGCGGCACGGAATGTGATTGCGGCGAATACCCTTGGCGATCGCGGCCGAACAAACTTTCGCGACGTTGCGGTCGACGACGCTGGTGAATTCGTCGAAGACGACCAGGGGTTTAGCGTCGGCCGCGAGGCCAAACTTTTCGGCGGTTGATTCGGCCTGGCGGCCGACGCTAACAGCGAGCGCTCGCGCAAGATCACAACGAAACCGCTCGCCGCCGCTGAGCACGTGATACGGCTTGATCCACGAAGGCGGCGAGCCGAATCCGACGGCGGTGAAGAGATCAACAACGTGGCGAACCGAGACGTCGCCGAAACAATCCACTACTGCGCGATCGGTGGGCCAGTCAAATGACGAATGTCGAATGACGAATGTCGAAGGGGCTGTTTCGTCATTCGTCATTCGGGCTTCGCCATTTGCGAAGGCTTGCCGAGCAATCGTGCTTTTTCCGCTGCCAGAAGGACCGACAATCAGGCCGATTCGCCAGTCTTCAGTTAGTTCCGGCAGCTCGACCTGAAAACGCTCGGTCGCTTTCTCGGCGAGCGGCACGTCGAACATGCCGGCGACTTGCTGCACGCGGAACGAGTCGTGCACGGGGCAGGATACGGTGATGTCGATGGTGGGCATGGGTAGGTGTCGGGTGTCGGGTGTCGGGCCTTCGCACTTGGTAGCGGTACCGAGTACTTGAGTACTTGGTACTGACTGCGGCAATTACAGCGTTAACACGCGGCAGCGGTAACCTTCTGCGCGCAGGCGTTCGAATACGGCTTGTTGGTCTTCTTCGTCGCGGCATTCGACGACAACTTGATAGCATTCTGGTACGTGTACTTCGGGCGGCTCTGTCGTATTCCCCCCGACACCTGACACCCGAGACCCGATACCCAATGAATCCAACATCGCCCGTACTGCGGCGTTTTCCGTTTGCACTTCGGCTAGGAGCGAGCGAAGGTGCTCGTCCGATGCCGTGGCCATGCCGGCGAGTGGGTCATGCGTGAGCAGGATTTTGTCCGCTTCCGCTTCGTCGACGTCGAGTATGAGCACCGGCACGATGGCGTCTGGAGTAGTTTCCGCGCGCAAATGGCCATCGATCAGCATGAGCGTGCCATCAGGCAGCTCCCGCGCGAGCAGCGCGTCGGCGTAGCCGACTTCGGCCAGAAGGCCGCGCAGCGCGTCCTGTTGCTCGGGCGGGTGAACGCGCCAGTTGCGCGGATTGGGCCTTAGTTCCGATGCGCGAACACGTCGCAGATCTGTGATACGGTCGCGGATGTGCATGAGGGTTGAGAGTTAAGGGTTGAGAGTGGAGAGTTCTTGCGTCACGTTTTTGGACTGGTCACTTAAGTGACCAGTCCGTACGGGGTTAGTGGTTCTGAATTGCCTCGCGCATCATTTGTTGCAGTTCTTTCATGTCGGCGCGTAGTTCGGCGCGGAGCACGTGGTGGGCGTGTTCCAACGACACGAGGCGTGCGCGGATTTCGGCGAGGTCCGTGGCGCGGGCGTAAATGCGGCCGTTGCCGATATCACTGCTTCGGTCGCCGCCGCGCCGCGGCGCCCATTTCAGAATGCCGACGGCGAGCGTGCCGAGCGTGCCTAACAGAACGGTTGCGACGGGCCAGTCCATGGTTGGGTGACGGGTGTCGGGTGTCGGGTGTCGGAGGTTGAAATAAAACGTATAGTTGCCACTGCTAACTTGTTAGCAGTTCGTCGTCTGTCGTCCCCTTCTGCTGGCTTTACGGAAGCAGTGTGAACAGGTACTGGTAAAACGGGCTGCGGGCTAAATCGGCGGGCTCGGTCAGCCGGTCGGCCAAATGCGGCACCGGGTCGACGCGGCCGCCCACACGATCAGCCATCGCGCACGCCTGGCTACAAAACGGTGGCCGGCGATCGACCCTCGCGTCTTCAACATCTGCCCGGACTGCCATTCGTACGAACGGCAGATGGAGCATGGCGGCGGCCAGCACGGAGGCGTAACCGTAGTCGCAACCGGCCAGGCGCCGCATCAAAAGGGTGGAGCGAGTTCGGTCGTATTCCGGCCACCGATTTGCCGGGTTTGCTTGGTAGACATCGATGCGGCCGGGATATTTGCGGACCTGGCTGTCGAGCGTGACGGCCCGGCCGCCGTGCCACTCGCGGACTTCAAGGCAGAACAGGTCGTCGCACCACCAAGCGGCTTTCGCGGCGTGCGAATGCGTACCGCGGCCGGCCAGCGCAATCAAACCACGGCGGCGGAAGAGCAACAGATCGCCGTCGTGCATGGAATGTTTCGCTTTGGCGAGTGGCACGAGTTTTGGTCGGTTGTTCGTCGACATGTGTGTAATCTGTTTCGTTTAGCCGCGACGAGGGCACCGACGCGCAGCGTTGTCTACGAAGCGAGCCAGCATGCAGGCAACAAAAAAAGCCCGATGGCGGACACGTTCGTCCGACATCGGGCTCTTTGGATAGTCGCTGCCGCGACCTCCGCTGGATACCTGTCAGCGTTGAAAGGAGCCTAACACAGGTGGTGGCACAATTTCAACAAGAAAAATTTTGGGAAGGATGCAGGATGGTGGATGCGGGGCGCAGGGCAGAACAATCGTCGCTTCTTCCCCGCATCCCGCATCCGCTCTCCTGCATCCTCATCTCACTGCGCGCGGATTGTTGCGTCGCGTGTGGCTACACGGCCTGGGGTTGCGCTTTCGTAGGCGCTGAACTCGGCCCAGATAGGAAGGTGGTCGGAGACTTGGAGTGCCTGGTCGGCTGTGAGCTTGAACGCCTGCTGGAAGTTGAACACACCCCAGCGGCCGGTGAATTCGGCCGTCGAGGGTTGGTGGAGGATGAGGTTGTCGTAAAGCGCGTCCTGCCGCGTGTTGGTGAACACGCCGCGCACGACGGGCCGCACTCCATCCAGTTGCGCAATCTGGCCCAGATGACGGTCATCGACGTTCAGATCGCCCAATAAGATAATGTCGTCCTCGCCGTTGCTGGACCGGCGCACGGCTTGAAACACCTGGGCCAGGGCGTCGACTTCCGTATCCGTTTCGTGCGGATCGGTGTGGATATTCGCCAGCACAAACGTGAACGCCTGCTGTGGCGGTGGTCCTCGCACGCGGAACATGGTCACGAGCGGCTCGCGATGCAGCAGATCGTCGGGATCGTTTACCGTGTAGATGCTATAGCGGTTGACTTCGATGGCCGCGGTGTCATAGAGGAAGGCGTACTGTTCGGTGCTGGAGGAGCGACCCAATCGCGGACCCACGACGCGATCGAATGCGCGGCCCTTCTGATTAACGTAGTTGCGGAGAAAGTTGTCGAGAAAGTAATCGTCCTGCGTACGAATTTCCTGGATGGCTACCAGATGAAAATTGTGAATGATGGCGGCCAGCGTGGCCATGATATATGGCTTGCTGGCCTTCGCATCGCCGAATGTCTGGATGTTGAACGACGCGATGCGGATGGCAGGGCCGCCGAAAAGTGGGCCCGGCGTGGTTGTGGCTGCGGGAGGAGCGCCGAGCGGAGCAGGCTGCGCACCGAAATTAGTCGGAATGCCGGCGGGCTGGAGAGGGTTCGCCGCGCCCTGGCCGGGGTTGCCTTGCGAAAGCTTCTGCTGAGCTTGCGAGAGAAACGACTGCAGGCTTCCGGTGCCTGGACCTTTGGTGAGGTACCAGCCGCCCGCTGCTAGAAGAACGATCAAGAATGCAGAATAAAAGCGAGGCACGAGCCCCTCCGTGGGCGTCCCAGTGCGCGCAACGCGACCGCACTTGGTCAAATCGTCATTTCACATCACACGAAATAAGAGATATTCAGCCGAAGACGAGAAACTGTAGAGAAGTGGCGCGCCGCTATCGCCGCTGGCGAGGTCCAATTTGATGGAGTAAACTAGATCGAGGACGTAATAGTATGATTTCGATTCGTTTTCAAGATCGCGATACCGAAAAAAAGGCCCTCGCATTTTTACTGGGCAGGTTCTCCGGTCGAGTGCTGAAGTCGGGTGAGCACCTCGTTCCTGAAGCTGCCCTAGAGGCGCTCGCTCAGGAAAATATTCCATTTACCGTCGTTGGCAAGGCGACCTATGAGCAGCAAGTGGCGGCGATACGAGGTCTTGCTCCCACTTCAGTTCAATGA